GCAGCACATCTTGGTGTGCTTCTCAGGTCGCTTAGACCTACTGGGCCGGGAACCTCGGCGCTTTTATTAAACCAACCGGAGAGAAATCATGGCAATGAGAAGTGCAGAAATCAGCATCACTGGCGTTAGCCCCCTGCTGATGAACAACCCCCAAACCGTGGATCGTTTCAACCGATTCGCCAAGCGCATGGCCGTCATCAACGCCAAGAAGACCAAACGCACAGATGACGACTACCTTGAGTTGCGCGACCTGGAGATGGAGAGCAAGTCCTACTTCGACGAGAAGATCGGTGTCTATGTCCCTTCCAGTTGGGTGGCTGAGGCCATCGCAACAGCAGCCTTCCGTGTCGCCAAGACAAGCAAGGCAGACATCCGTGGAGCCCTGTTCACCACGGAAGAGAAGATCCCCCTGACCTACCGGGACATGGACAAGGTCAAGGCCATCACCGACATCGTCAAGAACCCCGCCTTCCGCATCATCCTGAACCTGCCGCAGGGTCAGACCCGTCTTGCTAAGGCATTCCCGATCTTCCACCAGTGGTCATTCAAGACCGCCATTGAGTTCGACGACAAGATCGTGGACCCCGACAGCATCACCCGCATCTTGGACTACACCGCCAAGTACGGCGGCTTCGGTGACTTCCGTCCCAAGTTCGGTCGCGCTGCCGCGGAGATCGCCCATGTCTAACCGCGAATCCCATAAGGAGTTCTATTCAACGCTGCAGAAGATGGGGATGCTTGAGTACGGCTCCATCATCCCGACCAAACTCGTCCACGAGTTGCTTGAGATCGAGATGCCGGAGTCGGCGCCAAAAGCCGTCTATGACCGCCTGTCCCTGATCGAGTTGGCTGCAACGGACTATGTCCGCAATATGCTGCTCGGGCAGGGCAAGTACCTCACGGGCACCTCTACGGGCTACCGCATCCTGCTGCCGAGCGAGAACGCCTCCCAGATCGACCTGTACATGGAGGCCGCGGACCGGAAACTGACTCGGGCTCTCAAACTCAGCCGCAACACCCCGCAGGAGGCCAAGCGGATGCCTGACCAGACCGAGGCGCGGATCTTGATGAAGCGCAACGGCCTACGCCGCTCAATTGAGACTCAAGGAGATGCACGATGAAACCGACGTTTGAACAAGAGATGATTGCAGCCAACAAAATCGCCAAAGCGATGATGGATGCTTGCGACAAAAAGGCAGAAAGCAATGAGTTCAAGAACTACCCGGATGTAGTGCAGATGTACGCCGTGGTGTTCTGCTTGGTCGACATGGTGCATCAAATGAACGCCAAGTTGCCTTGGGTGATTGAGGTGGTCAAGGATGTCTATGAAGTATCTAAGACTGACAGCGCAGACAAGAACTATCTGATGTAAGGGCGACAGATGAAACTTGCTATGAAAAGCATCGGCCTGCGCCGTTTAGTGGAGGCTCAGTCATGAACTTCGACCGCGACATGGAGGAGAGACTGTTCCCTGTCGTCGGTCGAGTCCTTGAACTCATGAAGCAGTACAAGGACGATGAATGGCAGACGAAATTCCTGATCGCATCCGTCTTCTTCCACCGAACCTGCACAGACTTGGGTATCAGCAAGGAAGCCATGTGCGGTTTCATTGCTGAGTTGGACGACAGGTGGGCAAGCAAGCGGAAAACACAATGAGGAGCACGCATGAAGACCGAAGAACGCATCGTCGCGGGCGTGTGCCTGTTGGGTTGGATACTGGTCTACCTCTTCGCCATCTCAGTGCTGCTGATGGATCTCCTGGTCTGGAGACCGGGCTAGTCCAAACACCGAACTGGTGGCCCTTTGCCTACACGACGCCTGACAACCTCAAGCGCCTGAAGCGACAGAGGGCCATCATCAAGGTCAAGCAGTGGGTTGGATGGCCAGAGGCTCCGTTCTAGGGAAACCACCTAGTTGACCCCTTGTTCTAACTTCGTGTTAAACTTGCAGCACTGCATGAGCAGGGTAACTGATGAAGGTGAACGACATGACTCAACTCTTCAACCGCGACGGCTCCGAGTTCAACGGCACTCCCGAGTTCAACGATTCGGGCAAGCCTATCCGTCTGGTGCCCGTGGTCTGCGATCGCTGCCATGTCATCAACGGCGAGCGTGTCTGGTTGATGGGCATCGAGAACGGCCGCCCCTTCAGCCGCACCGGATTCCAATGTTGGACTTGCGGTAACACGGGTGTGCGCGGTCAGCGCAAGGAGCGTCTGTACACCGCCGTGGAACTGGCCCGCGTGAACAAGGCCGCGGCTACCCGCGAAGCCAACCGTCAGGAAGCCTTCCGCGCTGCTCATGAAAAGGCCGAGGCCGAGCGTCTGGCCCGTGAGCACGCCTTCTACACCGCCCACGTTGAGTTCATCTCGAAACTCAACACCCTGGAGGGCGAGTTCTGGGATAACTTCCGCAAGTCCTTCTACGACCGCATGGCAGCCCCTACAGAGCGTCAAACGGCCATGGTTGAGGAAGAGGTAGCCAAGCGTGCTGCAAACGCCTCTAGCGAGTTTTTTGGCGCCGTGGGCGACAAGGTCACCATCACCATCACGGTTGAGAAGGTGATCACCCTGTCGAGCCCCTTCTACGGCACCTCCTGGATCACGATCGCCCGCACAGAGCAGGGCAACGTCGTCACCTACAAGGGCACCGCCGACATCGGCCGCAAGGGCGAGACCTTGACGATCAAGGCCACGGTCAAGGGCCACGAGATGTACAACAACGTCCGCCAGACCCTGATCCAACGCCCGAAGGTTCTGGAAGCAGCATGAGGAGGGGGTAGGGAAACTCCCTACTTCCCATCATCCTTTAATTTCAGATTAAAATGCACCCACTGCAATCGAGCAGGGTAACTGAACAAGGTAACTGACATGAACGCAATCAAGCAAATCTTCTCCTCCCTCGAAGCACTCTTCGCAGAGCAGGACAAGCAGATCGCCGACCGTGACGTTGAGTGGGCTCTGGGCCGCGCCAAGGCCGTCATTGAGTACCGCAGCAGCCCTGAGTACGCCGAGACCCGCAAGCGTGGCGCTCACGCCGTGTACAACACCCTGTTCGCTATTGCCGGTGGCAAGACTTGGTACAACCTGTTCAACGGCAACAGCAGCGCCTCGATCGAGGAGTTCATGCGGAAGAACGCCAAGACCGTGGCCGAGAAGCGTAACGCCAAGATCGCTACCAAGTTGGTTGAGGCCGGTGTGGAGCAGGTTAACAGCGCCAAGGTCGGCTACTGCCCGGATGGCTTCCGCGGCCACTTCGAGATCAACGGCGACCGCCATGTCACGATCGAGGTGATCCTGGCAGGCGGCTACAACATCCAACGCCTGCATCAGCGGGTTCTGTGCAAGGTGAAGTGATGGAGGGGGCTTGCGCCCCTTTCCAACTTCGTATTAAAATGAAAGCACTGCACAACGCAGGGTAACTGGAGCAAGATGATGAAAAAGAACCGTGAATACATCTATGTAGGCGAAGAGTTGTTCGAGGTGGTGATCCACAAGGTGGCACGCCATCCGCGCTGCCACCTCATGGAGTCCATCTATGACCTGGGTTGGCTTGAGATCGACTACACGGTCCTTGACATGGACGGCAAGCGGGTGGACGGCGACACCTGCGACATGGAGCGCATCGAGGCTGAATTGCAGGAGATCTACGCATGAGCCTGCAAGACCTGATCAACCTGGACGAGGCCATCGCAGAGGCGGAGGGCCTTGTCTCTGCAGCACAGTGGTACTGGATGTGCGAGAGCGAGTCAGCATACTGGTCTTACCACTTCCCGTGGCTATAAAACACTTGTGAAATCAATCACTTAACCGTAAAATCAGGGGTACAAGGAGCCGCAATCCTTAACTGCGGTGGCGGGCGGAGAAAATTAGAGCCGCTGACATCCCGGAAAGACGGGGCCAACACGCATGGGCATCGGGCAAATTCGGGCGGAGTGCAGACCGCGCCGATGAGCCGCCTGCACAAGGTGTCCAGTCGTGTTGGTGAATTCGCAGGCTGATGCGAGGTCATGCAGGCGCAGGCCGTGAGGGGTCGCCGCCCCCAGATGCAAGCCGGAGATCAGCGCCGGCCACCAACTACCCAAAACCTCAACCGCGAGTTAAACTCCTCGGCAGTCCAATGTCTCTGAAAGTACGAGATGCCACGGAAAGCCACCAAAACCGCCGCAGAGCCTTCAAAAGCCCCTGACCAAGGGGTAGATACCACCCAGGCCGCGGAAAAGCCCAGAAAGAAGACTGGGCGCCCCACAGACTACGACGAAGAGACCGCTTCCTCCATATGCGTCCGTATCGCCAACGGACAGCCTCTGAGGCAAATATGCATGGAAGAGGGGATGCCAGTTCAATCGACGGTGTATGTTTGGTTGACTCGCTTCCCTGAGTTTGCGGAGATGTACGCCCGCGCCCGCGAAGATCAGGCTGACACCCTGGCCGACGAGATCCAAGCCATCGCAGACGAAACCCCGGAGATGAACCCGATCGTGGACAAGAACGGGGAACTGATCCGGATCGAGATGCACTCGGCTTACATCCAGTGGCAGAAGAACCGCATCGACGCCCGCAAGTGGGTCGCAGCCAAACTGAAGCCCCGCAAGTACGGGGACAAGGTCCAACTGTCTGGGGATGCTGAGAACCCACTGAAGGTGGAGGCAGACATCTCCATCTTCGACACCGTCCTGAAGGGTTTAGAGCAGTCCCGCCGTGGATGAACTTGTCGCCGTCCTGAAGGACGAGGGCATACGGGAGAAGTTCAAACTTCTGCCCCCTGACAGGCAGGTTGCCTTCTCCTGGCGGGCCAAGTGGCTCACCAAGGCTCACAAGCACCAGATCCTGCCCGACGGGGACTGGTGGAGCATCTGGCTCCTCCTGGCAGGCCGTGGGGCCGGGAAGACCCGTACCGCTGCAGAGCAGATCGGATGGTGGGCCTGGGAGCAGCCTGGAACCCGGTGGCTCGTGGCTGCGCCTACCTCTGCGGACGTTCGGGCTACCTGCTTCGAGGGGGACTCTGGGCTGATCGCCGTGATCCCCAACATCCTGATCGCGGACTACAACCGGGCGTACCACGAGATCAAACTCACCAACGGCTCACTTATTAAGGGCATCCCTGCCTCAGAGCCGGAACGCTTCCGCGGTGGCCAGTGGCACGGAGCGTGGTGTGATGAGTTGGCCGCCTGGGACTACCTGCAGGACGCCTGGGACCAGATCATGTTCTCGGTCCGTCTGGGCAAGCAGACCCGCATCCTGGCCACTACCACTCCCAAGCCCAAGGACTTGATCATCGACCTCATCGGCCGAGACGGGGACGACGTACAGGTAACGACAGCGAGCACTTACTCCAACCTGGACAACCTTGCTCCGTCCTTCCAGAAGCAGATCCTGCAGTACGAGGGGACGAAACTCGGCCGCCAGGAGATCTACGCTGAGATCATCGACCCGGAGGAGGGCGGCATCGTCAACCGCGACTGGTTCCGTCTGTGGCCTGCAGACAAGCCCATCCCCAAACTGGACTTCGTCGTCCAGTCCTATGACTGCGCCTTCACCGAGAAGGCCCAGAACGATCCCACTGCGGCCATCACCTTCGGGGTCTTCCGCCAGGAGGACGGCCCTGGAAGCGTCCTGATCATCGACTGTTGGCAGGACCGCCTGCAGTACCCGGATCTCAGGCCGAAGGTCATCGACGAGTACGAGACCGTCTTCGGTGAAGGCAAGGACAGGAAGCGGGTGGATCTCGTCCTGGTGGAGGACAAAGCCGCGGGCATCTCCCTGATCCAAGACCTGCAGCGGGCACACATCCCTGTCAGGGCCTACAACCCCGGCAGGGCGGACAAGGTGCAGCGCCTGTCCATCGTGGCCAACATCATCCGGGCAGGACGGGTCTGGGTTCCCGAGAGCAGCGTCAGGAAGGGCTACGTCCGTGACTGGGCGGAGGGCATGATCTCGCAGGTGTGTTCTTTCCCCAACACCGACCACGACGACTTCTGTGTGGCCGAAGGCTCGATGGTGCTGATGGCCAATGGCGATTTGAAGCCGATTGAGTCTATGCGGGTAGGCGACTTCGTCCAGACCCCAAACGGCGCTCGTCGCGTCACCGCCTTTCATGACAACGGCATCAAGGAGGTTTGGCAAGTTGAGGCCGATGGACGCCTGCTACTGGCAACCGGCAACCACGAGGTCTTCACGGACAGCGGGTGGAGGCGTGTTGATAGTTTGAGACAAGCAGTCCATAATCTTCTGGTCATTGATCAGGAGGCATCATGGTCTTCAAGAAGAAACTGGGCGTTGTCGTTGAGGTCGTTGAGTTCAATGGCCGCAAGTACCGGCGTTACCCTGAAAGCCCAAATCCGGCGCATCGTCGATACTTTGGGCGGGCGGGGCATCGCCTGCATCGGGATGTCTGGGAGTTCCATCGCGGGCCAATCCCCAACGGGATGCACATCCATCACATTGATGGGGACACCGGGAACAACGACATCGGCAACCTTGAGTGCGTTCCGGAGCGTGACCACCGAGAGCATCACTGGGCAGCGCCAAGGAGCGAGAAGCAGCGACTTCACCTTGAGAGCATTCGAGACAAAGCCGCTGAGTGGCACAAGTCAGAAGAAGGCCGAGCATGGCACAGGGAGCACGCCAAGCGGAGTCTGGCCAAGACATGGAGCAAGCCTCGGGAGTTTCCTGAACTACGCCTCAAATGCATTTGGTGCGGCACTGACATGGTTGGCAAGATCGCTAGGAAGAAGTTCTGCGGATCAACCTGTCAAACCGCTGAGTCCAAGTTTCGCCTCGGCAAGTCTCGTACAGAACACCCATACCACGCAGCGCGTGTTCGACCTGACGGTGGAGGGTGAGCACTGCTACTTCGCCAACGGCATCCTGGTCCACAACTGTGATGCCTTGTCGCAAGCGTTGCGATACTTGCGTGACGCAGGTTTCCTTAACATTGACCCGGTGCCTGACGAACTTGATGAGGATGATTATGTTGACGCAGGCGTGAGAAGGAAGGAAAACCCGTATGCGGCTTGAACTTCTAACCCAACCGATTCCACACGAACTCCCGGCGTACCAAACCATCGCCAAGGTAACCTGCTGCCAGAACAGGTTTGAGATCACAGCCGTCCCCGGCAAGGAAATAGATCCGTGGTGGGCTCAGGCGGTTTTGGCAAACTGGCTCCAA